GAAGAAATCATTACAAAGTTCAATATCAAGAAAAACCCATCTGACAAAGAGAAACGAGATGTCTTAGAGCAGATTGTTGATGGACGTGAGGGATTGATTAGAAATGATTTAGAGAAATCTAAGGCTGGTTCTGATACGGATATAAAATAAAGTATAAATATGGCAAAAGTAGAAGTTTTAACCCTATACTGTGCGGCATGTTGCTCAAATAAGAAGCTCATGTCACTTATTAGGCAGCAATCAAAGCCTTTTAGGATCGTAAATGCAACCAAGACAGCAGTAACGTGTCACGCTTGCAAGATCAACCCTGAAAATGACTGTAAGAATGGATCGTGTAAGAGAAATAAGCAAATGGCACTAAACTATCAAGAGATGGTAAAGCTATTTGGCAACGTACAGATCCCTTTACTGGCTTTTCCAGACGATAGACTCGTAACAGGTCACAATAACGTCAGACAAGCCTTAGAGGGCAAGCACACGCCTCTCATCAAGTCTAAGAACATCCAAGAGAAGGCAGAATACTACGAGATACTAAATCTCCCATTATCAGCCAATCTCGCAGATGTCAGATACTATTTTAGGAGATTACAAACACAGCATAAAGATCACACCACAAAAGAGTTCAAGAAAATCACAGAAGCATATAATGTGCTAAATGATTTCTTAAATTAAAAATCGTGATTGTGGTATAATGTAAATAATTCATTTGGGCGAATTATAGAGCGTTCTGCGTATAATAAAAATTATATGTCAAGAACAAGTCAAGGAATAGGGAAGCGTTTAGTTGAAGCAGTCTGGAAAGATGGCTGTTGGAAACTAACAGTAGACGGACGAGATTGCAAGATGTGCGATCTAGGAGGCGCACCACTAACACCAGAGGAGCTTTGTGCTGCTTATAAGATGATTGGTGACGGAACATTCGACCCAACAGACGAATTTGTCGTTTGCAAGCAAGATGGTACATGTGAAAAGATCACACTCCCATCTATTTGTGAAATGATGGCAGGAGTTCCAGAAGGTACTACAGCAGCAATTAATGGTGATAAAGTACTCGTTATAGACGCAAATGGCGGATGTAGCGTAAAAGAACTCGATTACACTGTTGATGTTGAAGTAACAAACTTCGATTTTGACCCAGATACACTTATTTTGACCATTACAGATAGTAATGGCACAACACACCCTGTAGACCTTACAGATCTTTTGTGTTGTCGAACAGTTAGTGGAAGTACAGTAGAAGAGAATTGTCCAGACCCAGTTCCAGCAACACCAGTAGATCCCCCAGCCAATGTAGCAGCAGCAGGATCAACTCACGATCAGATCTATAGAGACTGTATCGTATTTTACGAATGGGACGGAACATCTTGGAGCCTTACTACAGTTAAAAAGGATTGCTGTGTAGAAGTTGCACCAGTTACTGACGCGGATTTGACTACAGCAGGTGATCCAGATAGCGGTGTAGCTACCTATGTAGCAAATAACAGCGTTACAAACACATACCTTTACTACATCGGAGACGGAACAGCAGAAGATCCAGACTACACATGGTATGTAGATCACAATGGCGTTATCATCAACACAGAAAGTCCTGATAAATGTTGCCCTATTACTACTGAAATCCCAGCTAGTGCTTTTGCAGACCCAGAAAATCCTACAGAAGCGGAAGTAAGCACATATATCACAACAAATAACATTGTTGATCCTGGAATCCTAATACTTGTAGGCGATGGAACAACAGGAAACCCAGATTATGTGTGGAATCAAGACTCAAATGGTGTTGTAACTAATACAGAAAGCCCAGCATGTCCAGATCACGCTATTCATGGCGAGTTCTGTTACGTTGGTGAGGAAGAAATCTGTGATTGTACAAATGAAGTTACTCTTTTCCGAGAAGATTTTGAAACACCAAGCGATCAGACAGCAGGAACACTTGCACCAGACGGACTTGGTTCATGGAATACAGACTTTACACTAGCCACTTCTGGCGCACCTTACTTTGCACAGCTTTATGCAGAGGGTATTTACATGGTTATGCCAGCAGGATTCGTACCAGTATCAAATGGTGGCGCACAGCCAGACATTCATGGTAACTGGATAGAATACGCACCTTTTGCTAGTGGATATGCAGCATTTAACCTACAACCATCAACAGGCGCATCAGGACAAAGGATGCTTTACCGAGATATTGACGTTGAGGAAGGCAAGTGTTACTCATTGAAGCTAAAGATCAAAGATACACACACACCAGATTACAATGACGCAAATAACGTATCACTCGCTGACATTGGAATGGTAGTAAATGGCGTGATTGTAGATAATACAGGCCCAATCGGTGCAGGACTCAATACTGACGATGGAAATGTATACACTGTTTCATGGATTGCAGATACTACAGGAACAGTCGAGATCGCATTTATCTCAAACAACGCTGAAACAAATGGAAACGATGTATTTATCAACTGGACAGAGGTAGTTTGTTCAGGTACAAAGCCACAAACACTAAAAGGCGCATACCGATATGTACTAGACTGTGATGGAAACGTAGACTCAAGTGTACCCCCAGTACCAGTAGATTCAGAGGGAGTAGAGCTTGTAGACCCAGAAATTGTAGATTGTCCACGAGTTGTAGAAAAAACAGAGTTCAATACTATAATCGCTGATATTCAGGGTGACATTCAGGGAGGTGTTGGATCAACTTCATCTATTACTGTATCAACAGGTGTAGACGGAGAAAGGACAATTACTCACGATGATGGAAATGGAAACTTAGAGCCTTGGTGTGAAGGAACAATCATTAAAGATGAAGATGGACGTACTGCACTATTTGGGTGTACACCACAGATTCTTCACAGGACACTGCATGTAAACAACCTACATGGTGGATCAGTTGGCCCAACAGTTATAGGAGTTTCTCACGCTGACTCAGACGAAACAGCAGTAAATGGAATTACAACACGACACAGCCGAGTAGCGATCAGTACATTTAATGGTACAGCTACAGGAAATCAGTCGCTTGTACATGGACTTGGAGGACTTGCTTCAGGCGCACGATCAGCATCATTCAATGGTGCAAACGTAGCTTCAGGCACATACAGCTTTTCAACAGGTAATGGAAATACAGCGAGTGGATTCATCTCATCCAACTTAGGCTCAGGTGGTAACGCTACTGCATTTGCTTCAGCAACACAGGGAGCTAACAACCTTGCATCTAACAGTCAGGCATTTGCAACAGGATCAAATACAATAGCAAGTGGTTTCTCATCACTGTCAGCTAACGTCACAACGCAAGCTACAGGATCAGCAGCAAGCTCATTTGGATCATTTACAATTGCTTCAGGACAAAGCTCATTCACATCTGGTCAACGATCAGAAGCAACAGCACAGAGCGCATTTGCAACAGGTGGAGACACAAGAGCAAACAACGTAAACTCAACCGCTATTGGTCAAGAATCAGTAGCAGACGCAGATATCTCATTCGCACAGGGTTTTAGAACTCTCACAGAAGGTATCACTTCTGTAGCAATGGGACATGGAACAATTACAGGTTGTCGAGCACAGACAGCAATTGGTTTGCATAACATCCAACAGGGTGCAGTGCTAACAGCAGCAGCAAACGATGACTACGCATTTATCATTGGTAATGGTCTTACAGGGCCAGCAGCAAGAAGCAACGCCTACGCAGTGACTTACAATGGTGTACACAGCTTCCACGCAGGACTTCTTAATCTAACAGCAAACCCAACAGTCGCAGCAAATGGTACTCCGCTCGTAGGTGGAGAACAGTACTATAACAGCGCAACTGGACGTATGACTTACTACGATGCAGTAGCTGCTATATGGAGACAGATGTAATCAAAAACAAATCAAAGTTATGCCACCAGATTTAATTTCACTCTACGATGATGCAGGAGTAATCGGAGCGATGTCAGGACATAAGACTGTCGGTTACTCCAATGCTGAATTTATCGTGCCAGCAGGATCAACTACAGCAGATGTTCAGATAAAAGAGGCCCTCGATGCTTTGCCTAATGGCGGTATTGTTCATGTCAATCATGGTCATTACAAAAAAAGTAAAGAGAATGAACTTTTAGTTGATGGAACGATCATTGAGGGCGAGGGTATAGCAACGATCATCGAAAATGAAAGTACTACAGGAGAACACACATTTACAGTAAACAAGGTAGAGGCTACAGTATTGAGAAACTGTGCTATTAAAGACATGCACATCGTTGGTAACCCTCAGTCTGGAGACGCACTTCATTTGAAAGGATTTGCACGACAATCACGAGTGGAAAATGTGTTTATACTTGGAGGCGCAAGAGGCGTATATCTGGAATGGTCATGGAGTTCTCTGTGGAAAAATGTTGAGGTGAGAAATGTTGAGGGCGATGGCTTTGTTGCTTCAACATTCGCTAATCATCAACTGAATCTTTCGCATGTTTCCGTTATCAATGCTGGTGCTAGAGGATTCTTCTTTGACGCTGGAGCTGGCTTAATCGGAAATGGTCTTAACGCATCAGTTTGCGAAGGAGTTGGGATGCAATTTGAGTGGGGATTGGGAAAGCAGTTAAACTCACTTTACTTTGAAAGTAATGGTGGTGGAGACATCTTAATTGGAGATGGTACTGGTGGCAGTGCTTCAAGTGGTATCTCTATTAACGACACATATCACCACATGAACAGTCCTACTTATGGTGCAGGAAATCGACCAGCGATAGGTATTCATGTCAACGATGGCGAGAACGTGGTTATCAATAAGCCAGTATTCACAGAAAGCTCTACGTCTACACGTGCTTATGGTACATATATTCAGGTTGACGCTCCAGCAAACAATACATACCTGAATATCAACTCAAATACAGCAAATAAAGTTACTGACAACTCCACCTCAACACTTATCGTAACTGACAACGTACCTAATTAAATGTTTTAAAAGAATTATGAAAACTGAGGAAATCACAAAAGACAAAGACGCAAAACACTTCCTTATAACAAACCAGAAAGAAATAATAGCTCGTTTCTTTTGGGGAAAGTCTGAGGAGGTAGATATTAAGAAAGCTGACGCAAAGAAGATGGCTGAGGATTTTGTAAAAAGTTATAAGAAAAAATAATGGAAGCAAAAAAGGTAGGGAGTCTCTACGAAATCACATATAAGACTATGCTTTTCGCTAAACTTTCAGAAAAGCCAACAGTGGCAGAACTGGAAAAAGGCGCACAAGCAATCGAAAAGATGCACAAGAAACTAGGAAAGAAGCTACACCCTAGTAATGCAGGTAAATAGTTTACCTTTAAGGGAGTGGAAAACCCACTCTCTTATAAGATAAATTATCTTAAACAAATATATGCCAGGTCACAACTTTTGGTCACAAACTTATAAAGGATGCGGTTGTAATGTCGAAATAGACCTTACAAACGATCAGATCATGCAAGCTCTCTATGAAGCATGGCTCGAACAGGGAAATACAGGCACAGAGCAGGAGTTCTTAGACTCTTTACAAGCTAACTGTGACGATTGTGGAGGATTTACCCCACCAGACTGTGGAGATGGTCAAGTAATGAAGTATAACGTCACTTCTGGCGAATGGGAGTGTGGAGACGATAACGTAGGCGTTGGAGGGACTGATACCCTTGCGTCTCTTTCTTGTGGCGTTGGTCAACTACCAAAATGGAACGGAACTTCATGGGAATGTGCAGATGATATAGATACTGACACTGACACAACAATTCCTGATACTACAATCCCAAATACAGACGTACTCGCAGACCTTGATTGTGGCGAGGGACAGGTGGCAAAGTACATAAATGGTGCTTGGGTATGCGCTGAAGATTTAATCGGCACAGGCGGCACTACAGACACCAATACAACGATATCCTACAGGAAGTTTAGGATTGTTTGTTACACAGATGGAGCATCTCAGAGTCAGGGTACATGTATGGAGCAAGTGACCACAAACGAAACAACAAATACAAGTACAGTCGCACAGCTATATTTTGATAAGAATGGGGATGTATTAGACCCTAACTTAATTGTGGCTTGTGTTACTGAAACAAACACACTACCAACAATTACAGATATCTTTGATGGATATATCTGTTACGAGGATGCAGACGGAAAATGCAATAAAGGTGAAAAGAGGATTGATAAAAACCCAAATACTGATACAGTCGTAGCTACTCGATTCTATGATAAAGATGGCAACGTCCTTACAACTTACACGCCATGTGATTGCTGTACTGTCTGTGAAGATGGCACAATTATTGTAGATCCCATGAGAACATGTGAATGGGTAGAAGATGGTGAGGAGTGCTTTGAAGGAACTGACCCAAACAATCTCTGTGAGTGCTTAGAGCCTACAGACGCTCTACAGGCACGAGCTTTGACACAAATGCAGTCATACTATGAATGTCTTAAAACAATGGGACAGCGTGGCGTGATCTTTGAATATGCGACAATATGGATGTCAGAACACGATAAGACAGTTATCCCAGGAGATTGTGCAAAATGGAACGCACTTGATGAGTTAGTTTACAAGCAAGCAGCTTGTTATGGCGTTGATATAGCACCTTGGGCTACAGGTGAAGGATGGGGATGGTCAGAACTACCAGGATGTAATCAGTGTGGTTATGGACTAAACCCTTACGAGATGGACAGTAATGGAGATATTCAAAACGACACTTGTATCTCAATTCCAATGAAAGACTACCACTGTAATATGGCAGGGATTAGTTTTATAAATCTTGCAGGACATGAGTTTAGCCAAAACAATCAGCTTCCACAAAATGCACCATCTGCTTCAACATTACAGCAACTTACACAAAATGGACGTTGTATAACAGCGATACGATATCCTCTAGGAGAGCCAGCAGGAGGCGGTGTAGCAGGAGATACAACATGGCTATATGACTGTAATACAAATGCAGTAGATCCAGCATTGATCGGTCATGTATCTAATCTCCTAAATAACGCACAAACAGCAGGTATACAAGTAGTGCTGGACGTATTGCACCCAGGTCAAGGTGATAAGAAATACGCTACTATTTGTGGACAAAATGTTACAGTTCCAAATAGCCCTGGTGAAGCGCATTACAAGAACTATATCCTTTCATTGATGAATCATACATTTACTGATATCAATGGAAATACAGTACAGGTTAAGAATCACCCAGCATTGTTAGGTGTAGATATCGTAAATGAGCCACATGAAGCACCAGGAGGAAATACAGCAGACCCAGTACACACTACAGTACAAGCATGGGAGACTTTCGTAGCAATGATTATGCCTTGGTATCGAAATACAGTAGGATTGACTGCTGACAAAGTATTATATGTATCTCCTGCACGTTGGGGAAATGCTCATGGACTAGCAGATAGTAATGCGGCAGGTGGCCACAACTGTTTCGACTTTGCAGGTGTTTCTAATGACCCTAACTTCTTCTATGCAGGTCACTACTACCCAGATCGAAACAACGCAGGTCTATACGATCAGCCTATGGATACTTACCAGGAGAACTTAGACTTAGTATCTAGCCCTAATGGTGGAAACTGGAGTGTAGATGATTATGAGTGTCTTACAGCAGATGTTGCTTCTTGTGAGAAATACACCAAAGAAGTAGAACGATATACTGACGCACCATTTGAAATATGTGGCGGTACACGTTACAAAAATGAAAATGGCGTAATTACAGACGTTTCAGGCTTAAATTCATGTACTTGCCCTGTGGATAACGGAGGCGGTAACACTGGAGGCGGCACTACATACGTTTCATGCGAACGACCAGCAGGATATCCAATCTGTCCAGTAAACCTCGCAGGATGGCATAGAGAGACAGGCGCAACGGACGCAGACGGAAATCCTTGTGTCGTAGGTTGGAATGGAACTGGTGAGTGTTGGTTTGATCCAAATAACGTACCACAGCAAGAAGACTAATCATGGTATAATGTAAATATATGACGCAAACACTTAACTCAACTACAAGTATGCAATCTTGCTGTGGAAACGCAGTCGAGGAGTGTTTTTGTGGCAACAACTCTTTTGTACGATCAGAAGAAGTATGTGGGATTTTAGAGCCTAAACTTCAAGAGATTAAAGATGAGCAAGCAGCCTTTTTTGACGAAATACGATCTGAGATCATTAATCAAGCATGTTTACAGGATAACTGTGGAGTTCAGAAAGACATTACAGGCAGCAATCTTATCCAAATAGACGATGAAAACATAAAAGCTGGTAAAAAGCTGATTATGCCTTGCAATCCAGTCACAAGAAACGGTCAGGACGCTACCACACCATCAGAAAACACCTTTGATCAAGACGTTTCAGCTAATACAGCTAATCCAGATGGCGGTGTATTCAATGATACGTGGTACGTTGGCGCAGATCATAGCGTGGACATTGTAAACGACACATGCTGTACTATGTGCGGTTTCCTGCATATTGACGTTCCTTACGAGTACACAATATCAGCAGGTACTTTTGTACGAAGAAACATACAGATAAATATAGATGGCGCAGGATGGGAAGATTTCAAGAGGCGTGGTGAAAGAGTTGATGCAGACAGGTTTATTAGTGAGGACATGGATAAAGACGTTCCAATCTGTATTCCAGCAGAAACTACAAGGAATTATGCATTTAGAATGGTTATTTCTATTGAGGACTCAGGCGGTAATAACATCTGGCACAAAAATGGTATTGGTCTAAACTACCACATGACAAGTAAGTGCGAGTGCTAATCTTAGACGATAAGAGTAATAATGAAAATATATGCAAGTAGTATTAGTAGACAAAAATAATTGCCCTATTGACCTGACTGGAAATACAGAAGAGCTAGAGGCAATCTGTGAAAAACTAGAAGAATTGATTGCGAAAAAGGATTACGAGTCTACCCCTCGTACTATTTGTGGGCCTGATGGCACATGGATTTATGTCACTGAGTTCTTTGAGGATGGTGTCCTAATAAACAGCACAACCTTAGATAGTGGCATATCTTGTGATGAGCCAATGCCAATAGCACCAGATATCGAATTTTTGTGTAATCAAGATACTGGAAACTACGATCAGATTGTTACACCAATCAATGAAGATGGTACTCCAGGTGATCCAGTTATTACACCTACAGATATTCCTTGTACGAAAAAGGAATGTCTTGATTGCGAATGTTGGAAAGATAAGTTTATCGAAGGTGGACTAGACAATACTTTCACTAGCTTCACACATACTAACCAAGTGTATACAGTTAAATTTGATAATGGTGATGTAGATTCATTTACAGTACCAAGTGCTACAGGATGGACAGACCAAGTAAGTCAAATGGCAACAGGACTTGATGGCATTATGCCATGGGCGCAAACAGTAGAGCCTTTTTGTAACTTCCTACCGAATGGTTGTGGAGGTCTACCAGCACCATTTGTAGTATTGAACAAGATGTTTGCACGTTACGTTGGTTTCCGAGTTTGTCCAGGTGATAAAGTCCCTGTACTTATCCAATACACATCTGAACAAGTAAAAGCACCAAAGAAACTTGTAGTCCAGTATGTTGAAACAGAAACAATCTACTTCCGTAAATGTTTTGATTGTGATGGAAACATCGTTAGCACGACTCTTGATGATGGCACACCGTACGAGCCAGTATGTGCGATCCCTTGTGTTGAAGATTTTGCTGAAACACCGCTAACTGCATGTACAACAGAATATACAGATGGTTGTGACAACGTAAACTCAACAGAACTTACAGACTTTATACCAGTAGTACGAGCAATTACAGATTGTGGGGACGGCCCAGAAGTATCATATCTACAAGAAGATGCTGACGGAGCATTAGTTGACTACACAATGGTAGGAATATTTGTTGACTGTGCTACAGGAGAGCCGATACCAGAACCAGATCCAGAAACGCCAGTATTCCCAGTAGGAAATCCAAAGGACGTATGCTATGAAGCAAACAAAGGAACTGAAAAAACAGTAACATGCCTTGAAAGTAACCCAGACAAGAACGAAGACACTTGGGACATCACAGCAATCAGCGTTATCCTTGGCGGAACAGCTTACCCATACACACTACCAAACAGCCCAACAGAAACAGTCACACTAGCAGACGTACAAGCAGCAGTAGATGCAGCACTTGCAGCAGCAGGAACACCCGAACTACACTCTGTACTATCTAATTTCTCATGGGGTGAGAACAGTGGACACATCGAATGGGAAGTAGATGCTTCACCATCTGACATTGACTTCATTGGTAACGTAGATAACAACGCAGACTTTGACGAATGTATCATTCTAATCAAGGAGCAAATCTGTGTACAAGCACAAGCGATGAGCGATGGCACAGTCATCTTTATCAATGCAACAACAGGAGAAATTCTTGACAGCGTTGATGACTGGACAATCGTAACAGACGGTTCATGTACAGCGTGTTGTGACCCTTGCGACACAAGTAACACAGATTCAGTAACCGATGCTATAGAATCGCTAACAGATAAAATGTGCGAACTTATCGGAGATCCCACAGACGAATGTCCTTGTCCAATCGGTGATGAAAATGGAGAGCCTATAGGGGATCAAGTAATATGTGCATCACAAAAGATGGGAGCAGACTTCAACTCAACAGCAGCAGGAAGTGGAACACATACAGCAGGTAGCTTCTTTACAGGGACTGCACCGCTAACCTCATGGAGTGGAACATTCACAGTAACAGATTCAGCAGGAACGACACATACGTTCACTGATGGACAAACTGTCACAGGAATGGCAAGCGGATCAACAACAGCAGTATCATTCACAGGAACAATTGCGCACACCACGGATGGAGTAGATTATCAGTGTCCTGTAACTGATAAACTAATTTCAGCTAACTTCGTAGTACAATAAAACTATGGCACTACCATCAATGCATGCTATTTGGGACTGCGTATGCAAGCTCAAAAAGGCAGTAGAAAATCAGACAGACAAAGACGAGCAAATCCTATCAGTTGAAGGATGTGACTTAACGATCTCAAACGGAAATACTGTACCACTTCCACTTAATAGCTATCCAGTCTACAAGCTATCAGATGGTACTCCAGGCGTGATTAACCGAGAATGGCATGACACCGCACCAACTATCCCCATCGCTGACTCAACGACAGCAGCTGGGCGAGCATTTCGATTGGCACATGATTTCTCATTGCCAACGACTACAAGTTCAGTCAACACAAACCTTAACCTGAACGACACAGACAATACAGCAGGAGAGTTAGATGTTCAAGTTCTTGATACTGTTATTACTGTGCCAGCAGGAGGTATATGGATTCGGTATACTGGTGGCTCTGAAGGCTACTGGGCTATTGAAGTTGGATTCTGTTGTGGCCAACTACAACTGATTGACGAACTAGGATACCAAGATAGAACTAGCAATATTGCTGAAGTTGGCCCAGTCTTCCTACCAGAAGGACAGCACAACTTCCGAGCATGGAACATTGATAGTGGCGGAACAAGCTCTGCTCACACTGTTTCATACTCAACAGACGGAACAACATTTGCCAACACACTACCAGCAGGAGCAACTCTGACAACAGATAAACGTGAAGTAGAGTGCCTTGAAGTAGATGGATGTGACGAAATACCAGAGGGATATGAAATATGCGCTCCAAAGCCTTGTACTTCTGGGCCAGTAGATCCAGCACCTACAGCTCCTGCACAAACATCTACATTTGATACTACAGAGGTTGCAGGTGTGACTACAGAAGTTGTACATAATGGCGTTTCTTATCCATTAAACCACCCAGCTATTCCAGTTATACCAGCACCACAAACACTCACTAAGACAGAATGTGTTGGGCCTTTCATGGATCAGACCAACAGGACTGGATGGCTACAGACTTGGATCGCTCCAGTAACAACAAATACAGGTACGATTACAGGTGACTGGATTCCACTTTCAACAGCAGAGACATCACCATCATGTGCAACAGACGTACACGTATCTGTAGACTTCGGTGTACTCTACTACCAACTACGACGCATGAGAATGTATCAATGGGCAGACTGGAGACTATTGGTCAATGGTGCAGCAGTACTCACAGAAACATACGATGAGTATAACTACGCTTCACAGAGAGAAGATACCAACCCAGATGTCATTAGACCACTTGATGTAAGATCTCATACAATGGGACACAGTAATGCTATTCGACTTAACGTACCAGCATCTGCGACTCTACAAGTAGAGGTACGATACAGATATAACTTTAATGGCGCACAGACATCTGCTTATGGTAGGTTGATTCAGGGATTGCGTTCACAGGCTACATTTGTGTATCACACAAGAAATGAACTAACCGATGTAACAATATCGTAATGAACACATTAGAATCACTACAAAAAAAGATGGATGCTCTCATTGATGAGGATTACACAACAGATAAGCAAGCTGAGGAAAATGCAGAGGCTATGGCTTCTGTTGCGGAGGAAATCGCATTACTTGGAAATAAGCAGGATAGGGTATGGTCTACTGATGATCTCGTTAAAGACATGAAAGCTGAGGCAAAGATGCTAGGGGTAAAGGGTTACAGTAAGATGAAAGAGGCGGAACTAATCAAAGTATTAAACGCTTAGTATGCACTTTTCAAAAGGACATCCAGAGGAAATATCATATCCAGTTCGTAGTATCAGGAAACTTGATGTAGAAGGCACACAAGTTGTTTCAGTGAGGCGTGGTAAAAAGAACGGACTAGAAAACCCTTATACCGAAAAGAACTTGCCACAGTACCACCAAGAAGTGATGGAAGTACGAGAAATGTTACAGAAAGGCGAATACCCTCATGAGTTTATGCGACAGCATTATCCTTGGGATCAAAAGCACTACCCAGAAGAATTAATGCCAGGGCCTCTTTATGCTATGGGACTGATGTATAGCGACCCTAAAGGGTGTGCTGATATTGTGCATATGGATCACAGTGCAGATTTACCACTTGCTATTCAGGACTGGCTCGTTTCACAGGGCGTAAAGCCACGATCAAAACGGACAAAGTTTTTGAAGGAGTTTATCGGCACAATACCAAAGGCCACTAGATACATCACTAGGAAGCAGGATATGGCCGTAGAGCGTGGTTTCCAGTCTAAATACTACTTTGGTGTCATTCGACCAGAAGAATACAGTGGTGGGGCGGAGATGACTGCTTATGAGGAAGGCTGCCCCTCACATCCGTCTTTCCCAGCAGGGCATGGATGCCTTGCAGGATCAGCAGCAAAAGCGATTATAGATTATTATAGGCTCACAGAAGAGCAGGAAATGGTTGTTAAAAACTGTGCATATCTATTCTCGCAGTGGAGAACTTTTGCCTGTGTGCATTGGAGTCCCGATAATTTAGCTGGATTAGAGATAGGTGGTCTATTGGAAAAAGGTTACACCAAAGAAAGATATAACGTAAAATAATAATATGTTTGAGGTAGGTTTCAAAGAATTACTGGCACACGCTTTACTGGCAATAGGAGGAGGGATAACCTACGCATTGAAGCAAGATAAAAAAGATATGATTTCATTTTTCAGTAATCTATTCATGGCTTCTTTTGCAGGTGTAATTGTCGGCTTGATAGCCTTCGGCTTTATGGGTGAGAGCTATCCATACCTTGCTTACGCCATCACTGGAGTCTCAGGTCATGTTGGCCCACCTATACTTATATCTATTGGAAACGCAATCAGTAAATTGATTGTGGATAAACTTAATTCACTTGGTAACAAAAAGCAATGATTGATTCAGTAGTAGAACTATCACAAATTGTTAGTATCTCATTTATGGTTGCGGCCATATTTAAGCGAGCAAGGATCGTTGAGAACCATAGAGTACCTTTGGTAGCTTTAGGCACTGGTATGCTCATAGGAGGCATCACAGGGCTTCAGACGGAAGGCTTATCAGGACTTGTAGGCGGTATTCTCTTTGGAATGTCAGGATTGGCTGCTACTGGCCTCTGGGAGGGCGCGAAGGCAATAGGCGGAGAGAGTAACAGTAGCTTGGACGATGTTAAAATGTATGAATAAATAAAATGGCAAGAATACACCTATTTGGCCACATGAGCGAAAATACCGCTAAAGTCGGTGATCGTGTTTATGCTTATAAGACAAAATTAGGTACTATAGGGGATGGAAACAGTAAAACATCTTCAAACCAGATGTACGCTCATTTACATCATGAGATAAGCGATAATCTTACATATCAGACAATGCTTCGGTATGTTATAAGAAAAGGGCGAAGCTACGTCAAAAAGAACTACATAAACCCTCGACAATCTACAAACTATGATAAAATGTTTGGCAGGAGAATGGACGTAGGCATTAAAGGCTATGACTTTTTGGATCAAATTAGTGGAGCTTCCAACAGTTTCCACCCTGGTTTGGACATAAACGGATCTAATACATACGGTAACCAAGACTTCGGATGGTCGTTTACAAGCCCTGTAGACGGCATTGTGGTTCATTCTAGGGCTACATGGGGTAGAGGTGGTGGCTGGGGTAATACAATGGCTATAGAGGAGATTCCAATCACATGTGAAGAAGAATTAAAACTTTATAAAGAGAAATTTGGTCAAATATGAAAAAGAGAAAGAAGTCGCAGAAGAAAAAGCGTAAACGAGATAAAAGAAGAAATGAAAAAGAACAGAAAAGCTAAAACAGAGGGTTTCAGGTATATAGTAGAATTTGAAGAAAGGCGTGAGGATTGGGAGAAGATAAAGTATTCAGTCGAAGTCACCTCTGGTGGCTACCTAACAACAAGCCAATGTACCAAATGCCTTGATTACATATATACAAATAGCATAGACACTAAAAGCACCTGCGAATCAGAAAAAAACAGATTAAAGAAATGTGGTATAATAGGTATGTAGTTTTCATACACTACACATACGCAACTTTTCTTTTGCAAGAAACCCCCTTAATAGGTGGGTTTTTTGTTTTGTGATATAATATATACAAGAAACGTTTTTGTTTCTAGTTTTTTTAAAACTCCTTTACCCAGGAGTTTTTACTTTACATGATATAATGTAAGTAGCACCTTAAAGGAGGATATATGTATAATATACTGTTTAATGCTGCATTATGGGCTTTGATCCTCGTTTTTGGATCAATCATATTTACGCTTATAGCTGCTTTTATAGCTTTTTTTGTACCAAGTCTCATTATCGCAATAGTAGTTTATTGCGTTTTCACACTCTACGAGATACTTGTAGATAAACTCACTCAATCGGAGTAGGAGATGAAACATGAAAAAATTATACGTGGCAATAACAATGTTACTGTTCGTAACGCTCGCAAACGCACAAGATCCGCAGGTAGTCGTTCAGGTACAGCCACCAGTTCAATGCGTGGATGTAACAACACCAGAGCCAATTCCAGCAATGTGCGTGTATTTCACAATGGATGATCTGAAATTCTCTACAAGTTATCGTATTGATGACAGTGAGCAGATATCTATTGTCTACTATCCAGAAGGTGGCGATCCTGTCATCGTTACTAAAGATCAAGTAAAAGAGATCATTAGTGAAAAACAACTGGGGAAGTCGATATGATACAGTGCTGGAAATGCCAAACACCCATGACTAAATCTCTTGAAAAAGATGATATTTGGGATTGCGGTGTATGTGGTGCAAAGAGATTGCATACAGAGAATCCAAAGAGGTATAGTCATAGAGCTGAACAAGTCAGGGCTAATACCAGTCCACATACTAAAGTCCTCAAAGGGGGTGATTAAGTCTATTAAGGGCATACATATCGTTGTATGCTCTTTTTGTTGACTTTATTTCTTTATGGGCGTATAATTAGAAATGTAATTGACACTAAGGGTGACAAAATGACACAGAAAGATATATCAAAATATAGGCTCGTTATAGTAAAGTTGCTCATTAAAAGTAATATAAACACTACAGATATTGCAAAGATCATGAATATATCAAGGGAAACTGTGTATAAGTATAAAAGGAAGTAGTGACACAGGGGTTGACAAAAAAAATTAGGCATGCTATTATTGTATTACAAGGTTGAGAGCGGCAAAATATTAGTGTCTGACTCAAAGCCTCGTAAACATAAATATAACCATTAGTGATATGCACTCAATCATTGAGGATATACCACTTACAAACAAAAGTATGATCCTAGCAAGTAAGACAATAGTGAATACAAACGAGTTCCTAAGAGAGGCAACAACACAATTTCATAACCTGCGAATGGCGAAAGCAAAAGAGATCAGTTGTGATGAGTGTGGCGATACAGGAACAGTAACCAATACATACGATCGATATGACGGAGAGCATGTAGAAGAAACAATCTCATGTCTATGCCAAGTAGAAATAGACCATGAGTGGGCAGATAGCGATAACGACCGAGTATGATTAACAAAATAACACTATCATCAGTATTTCTCCTTCCGAGCTTTACTCTGATATTCATAGCAATAGAATTTTTAAAGTAAAAGTATGCGAGAAAACCACAAATCATATCCAGAAACGGTTTCTGGTTGGCGTTCACAAATCTTTTGTGTGCATAGAGATAAAGAATATGGTAAATCGGAAAAGGTTAAAATTATGAAAACAATAAAATTAGATGAAATAGCAGATCAGTTGATGTCTGATTATAAGCATCTTATACCAGAAGATCAACAAAAAATGGCAAAGGCACTTATAGCACTAGCAGTTATAAAGACAAAACTAGTAATTGATAAAGTAGAAAAACAGTAAAATAAAAAACAAAAACAAAAATATGTCTAATAAAGAAATAAACCAGCGAGCAGATATCCAGAAAGAGTTTGAAGGTATCGCACGACAAAAGAAAGCCATTAAAGAGCAAAAGAAAGCACAAGTAGAACTAGTACCAGGAAAAGGAAATCGTATGAAGAAAGTACAAAAAGGACTGACCCCAAGTCAAAAAGGACAAATTACAAAGAAAAAGAACCTGCAAAAAAAGAAGATGAAGAAAGCACTTGCAATCGCTACAATCTTCATTCTAGGACTTGCAGTATACGCAGGGTACGACTTCAAAAAGTTTATGGACGATCAGCCTAACATGATCGAGACACAAACATTTATCGTTGAGGAAAAAGAAGATAAGAAAGAGGTTACAATCGAGACACCAAAAGATGACAAGGACGTAGTAGCAGAATACACAGCAGCAGTCACAGCATACACAGACGTTGACTCATGCCATTATCCAGATGGAAAGGGTGGTTGCCTCAATGCTGCAAACAAAGTAGCACGAGAAGGTACTATAGCATGTCCTAAGTGGATCAAGATGCACTCAATAGTAGAAATAGATGGTACACGATATGTATGTGAAGATCGTACAGCAGAATGGGTACAGAAGCGAAACGGAATGACATTTGATGTATTCTTCGGTTATGGACAGGAAGCGCATGAGGAAGCTAAGAAGTTTGGTAAAAAGACAAAGATTGTTAAATTGTTGAAAAGATAAAGTATGAGTGAAGTTAGCGAAATGATGATGGAAGGATATATGTGTGAAATGTGCGGATCGCATCTTGATGGAGAAGTTGCCGATTGTGCGCAGCAAGCATCAATCCCAAGTTATTGCAGTAAGAGTTGCGCAAATGATAGAGGTGCGACATGGTGGATTGAATGGATAAAGGAAGATTTTAACAACAAAGTAACATAGATATGACAGGTCAAGAACTAACAGAAGAAGGCATACATCCTGATTATTGGATGGATTATCAAGATTAAAGAAAAGAAGTATGAACAAGAAGATCATAACTAAGATCGAGAAAGGTAGAGATCGGCATTGGAAAAACTTTTTAGATCGTGACTACCTCGGTGGACACAACTTGGAGAAAGATGAGGATATGATCGTCACAATAGAAAAGGTTGCAGGTGAGGAGAATGTAAAGAATCACCAAACGAACGAGAGTAGTACCCATATCGTATTGTATTTCAAAGAGGATATACCTAAGATGATACTGAATATCACAAATGCAAGTACTATATCAACGCTATACGGAAATCAGATCGGACAATGGGAAGGTAAGCAGATACAACTTATGACTGCACAGGTTAAGGCTTTTGGAAAAGTACATGACGCTCTAAGAGTTCGAGATGTAGTACCAAAGAAAACTATGACAAAGGCTCAAGCTATGGTACTACTCAAAAAGTGTGATAATCTTGAATCACTAAAGAAAACATGGATTGCTTTAGGTAAAAAGTTTCAGAACATGAAAGAAATCATCGAACTGAAAGAAAGTCTAAAAACTAAACTTCAATAGTATGCAGGTTATAAAAAGCATGGAACAAGGGTCTGAAGAATGGCTACAGAGCAGAATGGGTAAAATCACAGGTACTAAGGTGAAGAATATCATGGGTACTAAGACATCATATTGGAATCAAGTAGCTGAATTTATCGCTGAGGAAGGTACAGGACGCTCTAAGACGTTCAAAACTACCGAGGAGATGGATAGAGGCAATACTGAGGAGAAATACGCATTAGAGGCATTTACAGAGCGTACAGGGAAGAATGTAGAGACTGTTTCAATGTGTATCTCAGACGAAAATCCGATATGGACTTATTCGCCAGATGGACTTACCAATGATGACTACTCAGAAGGCGTTGAGATTAAAAGTCTCGACTCCAAGAATCATGTCATGAATATGATAAAAAATAACTTCTCAGATATATCTGATTCTTTGCCAAAAGGTCAAAGGAACATCATGGGAATACCAAGTGAACATGTCTGGCAGGTTGTACACTCATTTCTGGTAAACGAGAAACAGGAATTACTATACTTTCTTTTTTGGGACTCTAGGTTTATTTCAGAAGAATGGCAGTTGAATATTGTAGAGATAACGAGAGATGACGAAGAATTGCAAAATCTACTAATCAGAGAAAGAGAGGGTCTAAAAATGTTTGAAAGCGATGTAAATAGAGTTCGCCCTATTATATTAAAATCAAGTTTCTAGGCGTAATCCCCCATGCGAGATGCGATGAATCAAGGCGTATCTTATTCACCAATAATGTTTCATCATGTTGTTTAGGTGAATATCCAGTGGCATGTAACCCCCCCCTAAAATTAAGAGTATGAAAGAATTGAGTCAGTGGGATATCCCAAACCGCACAAATGTCATGATATCTAAAAAAGAATTTGCTAGATTCTTAAGAATGGATGGAATGTACGGACAGTGGCTAAGTAAAGACGGAAAAATCTTTGAAGGCAATTATGATAAAATTTACGAGGATAATAGTGTCTACGCTCTAAATAAGGATTTTCTTATTAAAAAAAAGAAATGAAATGAGATACAAAATAGAATACGAGACAACAGAAGATCCCACAGACGTTGAAACTATGCTCAATCTGCATGGAAAGGTCTACAAGATAAAAAAAGTAGCCAAGTCCAGAACAGATGCTCAAAACAGATCAATCCATCTCTGGTGCGGTCTACAGGCTAAAGCATGGAACGAATCAGGTTACGACATGATGACAGTATTAAAAAACGCTTTAGGTTTATCATGGAGTTCTGACAGCGTTAAAGAAGTAGTCTGGCGCAAAGTACAAATAGCAACCCTCCAGAAAGAAAGTACTACAGGACTCGACACAGACGAGGTATCAAAGGTACACAAAAGCATATCAACTGGTCTAGGAAACAATAATATACCAGTGGTACAATTCCCTAATAGGCAAGACTTAGATAATTAAAAACGTATGAAAAAAGACAGCCAGCATTTTCAAGCTATGAATAATGACTTAATAACATTTGAAGGAGACGTAAGGCATTATGATTTCATGTCTAAAAATACAAAATCTGCTCAAAAAATGTACTTCATGAAGATGCTTAAAAAAGCAAAAATTAGAGTAAAGAAGCAGAAAAATGCTATCGAATCAAGTTATGGTAAGGTATCTTAAATAATAAATCCACTATACCTCCGCACATTTCAGTTTTCGGTGTTTGGTTACACCTTTGTTTTTCTGGAATGTGCGAATGTGTACAAAAAAATATGTGTAGATGTAGAAAGAATCAAAAGAAAATGGGAAACATGTGTGCAAACTGTGGATTGATTATAAATAAGGATATCAAGTCTGAGACAGTAGCCACGCAAACAGAAATAGCCCACTGCAATCACTGCCACAAGTATCTCCCAAAGGGCGTAAAGAGCTATTTAATCCATAAATCAGACGTAAAGTACTATCATTGTGAGACTTGTTTTAAAAGAATAAAGAAATAATATGAAAAAACAAGAAACACTAGACAATCTAAGGGAGAAGAGGAATGAAATTTTTCCACTCAGAGCAGAGCAGGAGAAGTGTTTAGATAGTTATCAATTAGCAGATATATCACTACAGGATATTCTTTTGATGCTCAGTAAATCAGGTAAATCACTTTGTTCAAATTTGGAATCGAAATTGCATGTTCATCATTACAATGTTGGTGATGGCAATTCGTTCGTAATAGACCTCACCCTCCCAATACAAGATCAGTCAGAAGAGACACTAAGTAAATTGTATGAACTAATAAAATAGATATGACAAAAAAAGAGTTTTACACAATCCTATCAATCATAGCAATAACATGGGTAATCATCTTCTTTGCACTAGCAAAAGGTGCAAGCGCAAAAGAACTCCACAGGTTTTACAGCCCACAATTTAAAGGACACTTTTACACAGTAAGCGAGAACGAAAAAGACAACCTCATCAACAATGACGATAACTGGGAGTACGAGGGTGTAGCATATGATGTATCACACGATGGAGATTACAAGCCTGTATTCCGTCACTGGTCAGAGAATTTTAAAGGACATTTCTACACAATCAGCGAATCAGAAAGCGCAGGATTAGGCGATGATGACAACTGGACATACGAAGGTATTGCTTTTTACGTCAGAGAGCAGGGTGACCCTGTATATCGCTTCTGGAGTCCTGTTTACAAGCACCATTTCTACACTGTGAGCGAAAGTGAGAAAGACTTAATTATAAACAACGATAAAAATTGGGGGTATGAAGGAATTGCATGGTATGTGGCTGATGAGCTTGTTGGCAACGATTTTATTGATTCGGATAGCACTGTTTCAAATAGAGATGAGACACAAAGAGACTCGGTTACTGATACAGGAACAACAAGAGGAGAACAAGAAAGTTCAATCGAAGAACAACAAGATAATAATACAACTACTGAACAATTGCCAGTGGAAACCATCACAGAAGTAGTCTACGAAACAATCTACGAGACAGTAACAGAGACAGTTGTAGAATACGTTGAAGTCGAAGCGGTAGAAGAATGTGACACTGTGCCAATGTTTAACTACTACGAGGATAGAAACGATGATGGCTACATGGACACAGGTGAGTTTATTCAAAGGTCTACAGGATTTAGCACTGATAACGTGGAGTGGCAGTATGTAGGACACCATAACGGATGGACTGACTACAATATCGGACAAGAACTGCCTACAGAGAACGGACACTACAGCGTAAGAACATCTGATACAGAATACTTTGATAACTTTCTAGGATTCCCTACAGAAACAAGATGGGAGAAATGGCTAGAAATTAGCGGCTCATTTATGATTGAAGATGGTTGCATAAAATACAACTACAAAACAGATATTGCAGTAGTTCCTGCTCAGTTGCCTTACTAGGACTTGACCAAAATAAATAACCCATGCTATAATGTTGGTACAAGGACGTACTCTTCGTGAGTGCTAAATCTGCTATGCAGAGATCCCCTTGTGCCAAACATTCAACAAATACATTTTGGTAGATGTAATATATCAAGTAGCCACTCATCAGATTGGCGTAAATAGGCTAGGAGACACTTGACTCCACTACCAATTTATGCCAAGTACGCCATCTGTTGAGTGGTTTTAATTTGCTAAAAAAATAAAATGTTGGACGTAGTAATAATAATTATTTTGGTATTTGTACACCTTGAAATAAGGCATGTACACAAAGAATTACACAACAAAATAAATATTTCTAGGAGATGATATGAAGATAACAGAAGCTATAAAAGAGGTAGGTAGACCAGTACAATTCTATCCATCATTGGCTAGGGTATTTGGGCTAGAGGAATCTGTGTTCATAGGACAAATGCTTTACTGGAAAGGTAAAGAAGGCAACCCTGAAAAAGGTATAAAAAAATCTGCTAGTGAGATAGAATCAGAAACTAGCTTGTCATATAGGCAGCAAAAAAGAATCAAGCCAAAACTGAAAAACATTGGTGTAATATCATATGAATATGATAGAAAAAACCATGATACATATTACATTATTAATGAAGAATGTGTCGATAGTTACTATCAGGAGCATAGGACGAAATGTCCTATGCCACAGGACGAAAAGTCCCATGGCATAGGACGAAAGGTCAGTTCGTCTATACATAGAGTACACATAGATGACACAGAGAGTATAGCAAAAGAAACTTTTGCAAAGAATCAGATCAATGAGTTCATTACTTTTTTTGAAGAAGTAAACCCATCATACGAAACTCTTTTCAGGAACAAGACAGAACGCAAAGCATCAGAGGAAATGATCCAGAAGTTTGGCATAGAAAAACTAAAGCCCATCGTAGAAATTGTTCTGCCCAAAATGCTCGCGGATAAATATTCAAAAGGTAAATCTACTAAGCCTACAGAAATGCAAAGAAATCTAGGACTGATTAAGGCTTGGGTGGAGCAGAATCAAAATAAAAAGGATAACGTAACATTTGGCTAATATGAAGATAATCAACACATTCGATGGTCAAGAGTTTCCTATCAGCGATGTATTCTTCGAGACCATTGAGGAAAAAATGAAGAATAATAACTTTGTACGCCTGGAAGATGGATCAATCGTCAATGTAAAAACCATAGCTTCCATAGCGAACCCACCAACATCTTCCTACTGGAATGGATGGAAACTATCAAAAAATGGGGATAGCTTCCTCAGAGACGATGTGAGAGTCTACCTAGAGCCACATAACTTTGCACAGGTGACAGAAGAATACAGCGAAAAGCATTATAAGTGGGCTAAAATGCTAGGGGAGGATGGGATAGCGCAGATTGAAAAGACTGGTGAGGATTACAAAGATCAGAAAAGTAGTCAGTTTGGGATAGACTTGGCTAAAAAATTTGAGGTAAGTAGCAATGTATCGTAATAATAGAAAATAAAACTATGAACGCAGAACGCTTAAAGAAGTTATTGGAGATGGGACATAGGGTTGAATTGACTTCGGTAGATGGAGTGACAGAAATCTTTACTGAATTTATCGATGTAACATATGAATACCCTCATGAGCAGTTTGTTAGCCGTAATGTATTCTGGGCAAAAAAAGGTATCGAGGATCAGTTTAAATCAGGATACAAAATAGTAACAAAACCACCTCTTATGCTAGAGGTTGGGGATAGGTGTGCGTATAAAGATAGCGAAAGGTTTTTTGTTGAGAAGGTAAATATAGGAGGTTACACTATCTGTAGAGTGCTAAATGATATAAAGAATGATTCTTATGATGTTCCTCACTGGGCAGTAGCACCTGTACTAGAGGAAGAAAAGAAAGATGAGCCTGAAAGAATCAAAATGATAGAAGAAATAAATGAATGCTTTGATGAAATGATCGAGATATTAAAATCACGTAAAAAATAAAGAAAAAAGCGTATGTGTAAATGGATAGACGAATCAATCCCTGTAAAACTAGCAATGCACGTAGAATGTGAGACGTGTAAGAAAGTAACAACCATCGTAAGGGCAAAAACAGGAGATTACTTAGAAGATCAAGGCTGTTACTGCGACTCGATAGAGGAATACCTAAAATTTTATTTCAAAAAAACAAAAAAATGACATACTACAACACAACAAAAGAAAAAGACGTACAGTTACAACTAAACGTAAATTCTGCTCATAATCAAGACGATGCCATATCAACACTCTTTGAGGAAAGAGGTATGCTATCACCATCAGAAGTATTTAAAATGTTAGGTGAAAAATACCCTATAACTTCCGTAAGACGATCAATCACAAATCTGACAAAGCAAAATATACTGCGAAAGACAGCTTTTAAGGCTATGGGTATTTATGGGAGATCAGAGTATATTTGGGAGATAGTTAGGTAGTATTATGTTTATTGGGTAAACTAAAAGTATGAAAGAGCCAAAATTTAAGATAGGTGATGTAGCAAAGACAGAGTCAGGCGAGATAAGAATGATTTATTTTATCCATAATGATTTATATTATTACATCTCAGGAGATGATCGTGGCGGCTGGGTTTACAGACCAACACACGCTGCTGGCGGTATAAAATATATGGATCAAAAGTATTCCCTTGTTGAAAGCGTTGAGATGGACGAAGATTTTTTTAACAAGCTGACTGAAGATATCTCAATCATATCAAATGCTATCATTAGGATAAGCCAATTAGCAGAATCTAAGTTCAAACTAGATGATTAAAGTTAAAATAAAGCCACTATCAGTAAATCAAGCATGGAGAGGGCGCAGGTTCAAAACACCAGAGCATAAAGCGTACAGAGAAGCATTAAGATACTTACTACCCAAAATAAACCCCCCAGAAGGCCTTAAAACACTCTACGTTACGTTTTACTTCTCTAGCAGGGCTTCTGATATTGATAACGCTCTAAAAACCTTTATAGACGCTCTACAGGACAAGTACCAATTTGATGATAAAGAGATCTATAAAATAGTTGCTGAAAAGGAGATTGTTAAGAAAGGTGAAGAGGCTATAAAGTTTAAATTAGCAAGTTATACACCTTGAGTTTGACTCCAAAAACTGCTATAATCCCTATATCAAGATTGGAAACAATCACTGCGTATAAATTAAATAAAAGTATGAATAAAGAAATAGACAAAAACATGTCTGAAGTTATTACAGGCAAAGAAACAATAAACCTAAGACCAATCTACAATAACAAAGTAGAAAACCAAACAAATCATATTACAAACAACTATCATATAGGCTCAAACGATCAAGAGGCTATAGATGATATTAAGTTTCAGCAGGAAGAAGAAGTACACCACGATCAAATATTTGGCGGAATGTCATCATCAGAACCAGAAATAGAAGTAAAGATACACCCAAGCGGATCACTAGACTTGAACTTAAAAGAAGAAGAAAACGAGATGGAATCCTACGACAAAGAAATAGCTAGAGAATACCACACAAAGAATATAACCCCAGTAAAAGATAGCGAAGGTAAAACTGTAGATGATCATTTCCAGGAAAACAAAATACCACCTAACCCTTTCCAAAAGAAAGAAAAAAAAGTATTCTGGACATGGCGTAAAATGTTGTTCGCTATACTATTTCTCACAATGGTATTTGCACCAATAGCATTTAGTTACACAACAAAAGGACAGGAGATCAAAGATAGAAATCCGCAGATGAAAGGTATTTTATTTGAGTAATTAAAATCAGTATGAAAACGATTGAAGAAAAGCAATGTAGACTACTAAGACTACCAGAAAAAGAGAATGAAAGATGTTTTACAATGACGTGGCTTGATATATCTACTAACCCAATTGAGGATAAAGGAGTAAAGCATGGCGATGGACTGTGGAGAATTGTAGACGTTTATTCAATTATTAGGAAAAGAGGCATAGCATAATTCTAAAAACTAGAAAGGAGGAACGTATGTAGAGTATGAAAATTCGTTTATTAAAAGTAAAAGATAAATATGCCAAAGAACAAACAAGAAGTTTTAGTAAAAGAAACAAAGCTACCAGAGTCATTAGGCAATAGGTTGAGAGAAAAAATGATGTCAGACCATGAGGATGAGATCATAGAACTTATGAAGCAGAAAAAGCAGCATGTAAATAGAATAAACGAAATTGACGCTCAGATCGAATCAATCGCTTCACAAATCATATGAAACCATACTGGCAGAACAAAGAAACTAACATTAACTACAGGATAGTCTATCAGGATAAAGAAGATATATTCTTAAAGAGTGTAGGATCTCACGACATGCAAGGAACGATGCAAGATCATAGGGAATTTCCTATAGATTCTAGGGATAACCTAGTATTCACATTGGGGGAGACAGAATTTGATTCTCAGTTTAGTATCAAAAAGTCGCAACTGCTAAAAGATTATTTTGAGATTCAGGAGTACAATAAATCAGATTATATGGGCTCTCTTAAGATACAAAATATAGAAACAAGTCAATATAGGTTTTAAAAAAGTAAAAGCAAACTATGAAACAAATAACAGGATCAATACTATTTACAATAGCCCTAGTAATAGCAGTTGTTGTAATCATCAATGCCCTAAACCCTAAAGAAGCAGAAGCAACAGATAGCCCATTTGTAGGAGACGCACAATGCGGAAGTCTCAATAATCAAACTGTAGAAACTCTTACAGGCGTATCAGAATCTGATCTCTGCGAAAGTGGAAGCGCAGGAAATACACCACCAACTCAAACAGATGCAGGTTGGCAATGGGTATGTTACGACAGCGCAGGTTGGGTAGATAAGACTTGTAATGCAAATATGCCAGTCGAGGAAGTCATTGAGCCTGAAATTGAGGTTATAGAGCCTATTATCGAAGAAGTAGAGGAAGTTACCCCATTAGTAGAAAAAACTGTTACAGAGCCAGTTAGGGCTATCCCAACGCCTGTATATGTCGCGCCTACACCTGTAGTTGAGGTTGTTGAGAAGAAAAAGAAGTCTAGTGGTAGCAGTAAAGATCCTAAGCTATCAAAGCGAGAGATCTATGAGGCAGTATGTGGACTTCCAAAGGAATCAATGCCGAAGTTCATGAAAAAATGGAGCGACCGAGAGGTGTGGGCTACTGCGTGTGGACGTTGCCTTGATAAAGAGGATTATGTGACACTTCGTAAATAAATCACTTATAGAGCCATGTGACAGGTGGCTCTCTTAAAATATATGGAAAACAAAAAAGAATTTATAGAAATGATCCTTTTAATGCCTTTATCAGCTTTTATTATATGGGCTTTTGGTATGTATATTATTTATAGCTAGAGATATGAAATACAGCTACGACATATCAAAGTGCTGTAAGAAAGAAGTTTATTGGGAAATGCAAGGATATAACCCTACTAAATATTACTGTTCAGAATGTGATAGGTGCTTAAAGAAATGGCTTGTCATAAATACAAACGAGAAAACTGAAGAATACAAGCCTAACTACGAAATACACTACTATCCCGATCCTACAGACAAATGGTATCAGTTCTATAGATATCCTGTGATTGATTGGATTTGGTTCGTGCTGTGGAAGTTGAGAGGTTGTAAGTAAATCAATAGATATAAAGTATATGAACAAAATAAAAATTATAGAAAAATACTTCCCTGCAAGTAAGAGAGATGCTGGAAGTCATGACTTTGATTATGACACAGGTAGGTGTAAATACTGCGACAGACTATTCTTTTACTGGGATATGAAAGAATTACAATATAGGAAGATACAGGATGTATGCCAAATCGTTACACCAGATGAAGTAAGTATGTTTAGAGGTAACTAAACCACATATAACATTACAAAGATATGTTACCAAAATGTAAAGAGTGCAATAAAAGTATCGGATCTAAAATCGATTCTTGTTGCTGTAAATAACATATACATATAACTCTATGACAAAACGAGAAATACTAATTGTGGTATAATAAAAAAGTACAGTAATGTACATGCAAACTTCGCCCTGTTTCGCTTTTAGTGGAACGCTCGTTTTGCGGCAAGAGGCAGCAGCGATGTTGCTTCTTGCTTTTTTTATGGATGCAAAAGAATACAAAATAAAAATAGAGACATCAAAGATCGAGAACGACTTTGAGAGATATACCATGAATAGGTTAAACCCTGTTCGTATTATCAACTTCACTGTTTTTGCGTACGACTACGAAAATGCCAGAGATACAGCTATGAGTATGTGTTCGGACATTTCAGGGCATGAATACGATGAAGAAATGGACATCATGGAAGTAGAAGAAATAAAGCTATCAAACGGAACTGAACACTCTTTTGATAGTGACTACTCACAGTTATTATGATATAATAGAGGTACGATAAATATAATTATATGGCAGATTGTTGCACATTTTTAAAAAGCGATAAGTACGGACGTGACATCACGATTGGTACTCGTATTTTTAATATGAAAGATTGTCATTGTGGCGAAGTTGTATGTATTGATGATTGCGTAAAGATTGAGTTCACTGGCGGAGCTGTAAAAGACTTCGACCAATACTTCAATCTTCATGGAAAGCACATTAAGGTTACTCAAAACGATAAGGCGTGTTATGACAAAACTTGCGAAGAAAGGTGTCAAGACCTTACATGCTAGTACCTTTGCTGTAAAGATAGACCACCCAGAAGGTAAAGCAGGTAGAACAGAAGTACAAATACGAGGCGATAAATCATTGCTTCCGTTATCCCAAAGTGTTATGATTGAACTAGAATCTAACGCAACCAAACGACCTCTTGCATATTATTTATGGAAAGTGTTTCTTAATACCTATAAACTAAGAATAAATAGGATAAAGACTGAGCGAAGATTAAAAAGAGAACAAAAAGATGTGATCGAAAAAGCTAAGGTCACAGAGGAAAGGCAAAAGGAGGTAAGAGAAAAAATTAAAAATCAAGTATGAAAACAATAGCAACAATAAACCAAAATACCTTTACAGAATACAGAAACGATGAACAAATATCTCGTTACCATGATTATGAGTTGAAGTTTGAGGGTAAAGAGCATAACTCGCTAATGGGTCTATTCGAGCGTTTTATAGAAGATCATAATGGAAGGTACGACATTTATGAGGGAAGAAACAATGGAGATATGCCAGAGAAATACAGTTGCTGGTGTAGTGCAATGACCAATTTCTTGTTAGATAAAGGATTTGAACTACACTCTATAACAAATAAGACACATATATTTACTAAATAGAAATATGAGCGAAGAAAAAAAAGTAGAAACAGGTGACGTACTAGAAGAGGTACAGAAGCAAGAAAACGCGCGAAAGATGCCTAAGGTCAGATATTATATTACAGAAGCACCTACACCCCCTAGAATCGCTGAGGTGGACAAAGAGATCATCACAACATCAGTACATATCACTCGATTTCAGGATGATGACCCTAAAGGCTACCTCAGTTATGTAGAAATGAGAGAGGGAGAGTTCCTAAATATCCTCAATCAGTCAGTATCAGCAGAAGCAGAATCAGGCACAGAGTTTGAATTTATTAAATGTGATATGAAGATTTTTGACACCTTGCGGAAGGCAAGACAAAATCTATTAAATACCCAGTTTGGAGTTAAGGAAAAAACAACAGAAGATGACTTTACATACATGGGTGTAACCATTAAGAAAATGTAATGAGTGACTTAAAGCACACATCTCTGGAAGAACTACAGTACAGATGTAAAAAAGAAAACCACAAATGGACTTTGACAATGAAAGATGATCTCTATCATGTCAATTTGAAAAAAGGCAAAGAGATCGTAATGGAGTTTAAATCAAAATGGGCGCAAGAGCCTGTAGAGAAAGCAATAACTTATTTAGAAAAATTATCATGAGCATTTTAATGTGGATTATCACCCTTATTTATGGAGTGACCCTGTACATCGTAGTAGTAAACATGATGAAGCTATCAAATAGACTTTATCGAGGAGAGGATGACATGGTTCGTTTCAAGAAGGTAAGAAAGCAACAATATGAAGAAATGCAAATAGACCTTAATTGCAAGATAGATACAAAAGTAGAAGGTCTACGAGATGACATCAACCACGATCTAGCAATCATTTGTCCAGAGAAGAAGTGTAAGAAGGCTTGCAAGATGGAATCAGGTAGAAATATTTCAGATTTGGCGATATCTGTAAAATGTGAACGGAATGGTTGCTTAGAGGAAAAAGGAAAAAACAAATACTGGTGTTCAAAAGATTGTCAGTTAACAGATAAGAGTAAATAAAACCTATGCCAAAAGAAAAAAAAGTAGACCCAGTAAAAGAAGCAGAAGAAGCTAAAGTAAAGAAACACCAAGCATTTAATGAAGAACTAATAGCCCTCTGTGATAAATATGGAGTAACACTAGAGCCATTTTGTCAGATTACTATTAAGGATAAATAGGTTTATGGATAAAGAAAAGTTTGCGACAAAGGAGGATTTATCTAAATTAGCAATGGTGATGAGTGTTGCGGTATCATCTATAAACTCAGTTACAAATTATAGATCCTTGCCAGAAGATAGTAAATTCAGAAAAAATGCCATACAAGCAAATAAAGTATTTCATGATATGGTTAATAATTTCAGTGATGACATGTTAAAAGATAAAGAATAACTATGGCATCTTTAGAAGAACTAAGGGAAAGAGCAATAGAGAAAGATGTAGATGGTATCATGGCTCACTATATCAACTTAGGTATAAACGAGGTCTTGGATGCACACGAGTATATACCCCCAGAGTTCATGAGAGAATGTGCAGACAAACACTTCCAGAAATTGCTCCTAGAAATAGGAAAAGCAAGAAACATGAATGTAGAAGAACTACAAAAAGAATACAGCTTTGAGATAAATGAGGCAGTAATGAACAAATATGCCCAAAGAGGAAACTAAAAAACTATGTGGAAGATGCAACAAGCCTAAAGGTAAGACTAAGGCTTGTTGTAAGTGCGGTAGACCAACAAAATACCATGATGACATAGTAGATGATATCTATAGGTGGTTAAGAGAGGATTGTGGATTGAAAGAAGTAATAGCAATAGATCAAAAAGGAGAGCATATACCGCACAATCTATTTAAGATTCCGTCAAGAGCTGCACTATCAAATTATTTAATGGTAACACCTACAACAATCATTGAATGGAAAAGGAAACACGAAAAGTTTTCTAGGGCGTTAGTAGCAATCGACAAAGCTCAAGAAGAATTGATATCAAATTATTCCGCAGCAGGCATCATGAATCCAACAATAGGAAAGTTGATGCTACACAATCATGGGTACTCAGATAAGACTGAAAACAAAACAGAGGTAGAGATAAAAGGATCACTACATGAGTTAGCTAATGAAATAGAAGGAGAATAGTATGGAAATTAGAAAGGAAAGAAAATGTGACGGAGGGAGGGACTATATTTGCAATGGAGAGTATATTGACGTAGCGCCAGTTGGAGAAAGGCAACAATGGATAAGTGAAGATGGTAAATATGGAGGTATGGAGTACGCCAATATATTGGCGCAGTGTAGTTCATGCAAGAGGATAGCTTTATTCGCAATAAAGAGAGATTAGTATGTTCTATAAAAAGTGTGAAGATTGTGGTGAAAGAAAAAAAGATTGGACATGTCATATCTGTCCAGACGGATGTGGAGAAGATCAAAGAGAGTGTGAGTGTCTAGGTATTGATTATAGTAAAGAAAAAATACTAGCCGATGCAAGACCGCACCCCTGACGTATACTAGGGCAATAGCGGTGGGAGTAAAAAGCCCATAAGCAAGAGGCAGTCATTCCCCTGTAGCTCAATGGTAGAGCATTTGCCTGTTAAGCAAAGGGTTGTAGGTTCAAATCCTACTGGGGGAGCATGACAATTAGAAGATATATGCTATACTTATATAGTAAATAGCTTGGAATCAGAGATGGTGTACTTCTTCCAAGCGGTACACCTTTTCTGTTATAAAAATATGACAGAAGATAGAAAAAATTATTTGAGAGAGTTCCAGAAGAATTGGGTAAAGAAACGTAGGGAAGAATGGATAATCAGTCAGGGTGGTAGGTGTGTATACTGTGGTAGTAGTGAAAGTTTAGAAGTAGATCATATTGTCCCAGAAGAAAAAGAGTTGCAACCAGCAGCTATATGGAGTAGGAAGCTCTCAGTCAGAGAAAAAGAGCTATCAAAATGTCAGGTTCTTTGTAGTAGTTGCCATCAGGAAAAAACTAACCTGTGGTATTTCAAAAAAGTGAAGCACGGATCTAGTAGCATGTATTCAAAATACAAGTGCAGGTGTGACAAGTGCAGAGAGTTCAAAAGAATACAAAACGCAAAAAGATAGTAGGCTCGGTGTCCCAGCTGACGGTCTGCAAAACCGTTGACATAAAATAAGTTGGAAGCTGTCAAGAGACGCAATTTCTCCACCGAGCTCAAAAAATATGAGCAAATTCCAAGACAAACTATGGAGACTAGAAAACCTCTACTGGATAGAGAATAAAAAGGGTGAGCGAGTAAAGCTGAAACTCAACAAAGTCCAGAAGGATTATTTTGCCATACGAAAAAAATATAATAAGATCATCATTTGTAAGTCTCGTAAGCATGGTATCTCAACGTATGAGATTATAGATCAGCTAGACGAGGCTTTATTTAACCCTGGCTATCATGGCGTTCTGGTTTCTTATGACCACCCAAGTTCAAAGAGTATTTTTTCAAAAGTTGTATATGCCATTGACAACTTAAATCTAAAGCTAAAAGAAAGAATTGATATTGCAGAAGATACTGTCACATCTTTCTCTTTTAAGCATAATCTAGGCAAGGCTATAGAAAAGTCCAGCGTTCAGGTAGTTACGTCCGCAAGAGGCATGACACCAACGAGAGCGCATATCTCAGAGTTACCAAAGATGGAAGAGATGCAGAAGGGTAAGGCTCAGGAGGTCTTAAATGGGACTACACAGGCTGTACCGCTTGGAGGGTACGTTACCATTGAATCTACTCCAAATGGCGAAGGAGACCTGTTTCACTCGCTCTACACAAGCTCTACAGATGCCTTAGAGCAAGGAAACCTCACAGATAACGATTATTACCCTGTTTTCTATAACTGGCAATGGGATGATGAAGAGATAGCGAAAGCACCTGAGTATGAGTTTATCCCTGAAATCATGCTCGAATACCAGAGGAAGCACGAACTCTCTGACGCAGAGATCGCTTTTTACTATACAAAGTACAGAGAGATGGATAAATCTCTTAACTCAATGTACAAAAACTATCCTACAACAATACATGAAGCATTTAATGCAGTCAATGAAGATGCTATTTTCAAAGATCAGATCGATTTATGGTATAATAAGGGTAGAATAGGGTTCTTTCCCTGTGATAAAACCAATCCAGTATACGTCTTTCAGGACATTGGATATTCTGACTTAACATGCCTTGTGTGGGTTCAGGTTCTCGGTCAAGAGTTCCGTATTATTGATTACTACGAGAACAGGCACTTACTTGCAGATCATTACATAGATGTTATAAAGAATCGTGGTTATCGTGTTGATTGCGTCTTTTTACCGCATGACTCCACGCATAAGTCTATGGTCAGCGAAAATTCAGTAGCAGACTACTATGGCAAGGCAGGAATCAATTATAGGGTGATGGAAGCAAGCAGTGAACAGCAAAGAATCGTAGCAATCGCTACATTTGCTGAACAGATGACATTTCACAAAGAGAACACCAATCAACTCATTACGCATATTAAAAAAGTCCATAAACGAAATGCCAACGACAAAAAGGTGGTTCATGATGATGAATCAAATGCTTTTGACGCATTAGGTTATGCAGTGATACACGCTCCATCAGTGCATAAGCAACAAAGATCAAACGTACAGGTATTCAAAACATAATGTTTTACGAAAATTACGATGACGGCTCTACTGTAGAAGAAATGCAGTCTATCCTCACAGAACAAGCGCTAGAGATGTCATCAGAGCTGAAAAAAGACTCTGATAAGAAATATAAAAGAGAAGCCAAGTCACATGAAGAATTTACGCAGCTAGAAGAGGACTTTGGTATAGATAAAGATGTCTACATTTATCCTGGCATTTGCAGGAATTACAAGAAAGAGTGCCATTACTCAGATAGTATTCTCTCTAATCATTTTGCAGTGAGGCGTGACTGTCATGGGACAGAAGCCTTTTACGCTAACTTCACCTTTGAAGTAGTGCGCGACATCATGTATTTCTCAGATATAGACACAAGAAACGTCAATGTTGTTCCAGGAGAGGGCTTTACTGACATGCACAAAGGCATTTTTACTGTCATTAGGGAAGTAAACAACTACTACGACAGAATCAATCGTAAAGGTGAGTTTCTTAATAAATGGCAATGGCAGGTACTCAAATACCCTACTGTTTTTACATATATTGATGATATTTCAACACAAGAAAAGGTTATCGACTGGTTCGACCTTATCTTTGTGGAATGGACAAAGCCAGATATACAAGAGGCTCGTATGGCATATCGTATGGAGGTATGCTTAGACGATTTGATGAGTGAGTACGTCAAAACGAACGACAAGAATGTACGGAAGCTGATTAAACGTCATGTAGAGCTACAGAAATACAAAGGGCATAAGACTATTAAGATCATCCGTTTCCTCGGTCAGCATGAGTTTGGAGAAGGAAAGAACGCTAAATGCGAGAATGGCTTTATAGATTATCTCGATGTATCTTACTTATTCGATGAAAACGAAAGCTACACAGAGAAAGAGCTAGAGTTCTTAGGATATTATGGTGAAGATGAGAAGATCAACGCTCTTAATGGTGAAATAGAGATCGGACGGCAGAGAGCATGGGATAAGGAAGTTATCTTTGGTAAGACTAGACGAGTAAATAACATCTTTGCTACGTCATTTCTTAATGATTCTAACTCTATTCTAGGCGTTGCACCTCCACAGATCATTAGAACAGAGCAAGAAGCCGCTATACACGCCTCCATACAGCGCACACAAGCCGACAGACAGGCTTTAAAGCATTACATGGTATATCAGGGTAACTCTAAGATGACACAGAAGGATGTGGACGATTTCAAGGATGGAGGATTTATGCAGATTGGCCCTAATGAGACGTTCCAGTTTGGAGACTTCCCTACAGCTATCAACGAATACGCTCAAAGAGTAGCCCTCCTAGAAGCCCAAGCAAAGAAAAAGATTGGTACAGGCCTCTCACGACTCAATAAAGGCCTTAAAAGAACTGCTACAGAGGTATCACAGAACGCTTTTGAAGATAACACAGCATATTCTCACTTTGCTGAGGTTAAAGGGTTGGCTATTGAACGTAAATCACAGGTACTCATGAAACGTAGGCTCAGAAAGGCTACAAAAGAAGATCACTTGCGGCTACATGGAGATCCACGAACAATGTCAGCAGTACGACAATTCCTTATGCACGAGTTCTGGATTAAAAACTTTGACAGCATTGTAGATAAAGCTACAAGGATTACAAATGCAGATAAGTACACAGACGTTAAGATAGTCGATGGCGTACGGATTGGTAAGGGGAAACCAAAAAAGAACGCTTTGATTAGAGTTCCAGCAGCAGCAACAATAGATAAAATGATCTCACTTTCTGTAGAACACATGAAAGAGTTTTATGGTGAGACTTCATGGAAGATCAGTCTCAAAGACATGAAGAAGAAAGCAATAGACTCTATGGACTTCTGGGCAGAGGTAGATGTCACTATAGAAAACAACAAATCAGCACAGAAATTCCAAGAACTGAGCCAAATGCTACAACTTGCTATACAAAACCCCTCACTTGGCAAAGATCCTAATAAGATTATGAACGATCTCTTTTACCACTTTGTTGATGGAAATGACACCCAGTATGACTATTCTCCAGAAGAACTAGAAGAACGTAGGAAACAAGCATTGATCCAGCAAGCAAGGCAAGCACAAGCCCAACAGCTTATAGCACAACAGAGTGGACAAGCTCAAAACGCTAATGTAGGACAAGTTCAAGATCCACTAGCAGGAAATGCAGATATCAATGACCAACTTATCTCAAGGCCAACACTTGCAGAGGAAGCGGTACAAAATTAAAGTTAAAAAATGAGCATAAAACTAATACAGGGCGATTGTTTAGAGAAAATGAAGGATATCGCTGATGGATCAGTGGATATGGTTTTGACTGATCCTCCTTATGGGACTATAAAAGGCATAGAATTGGACGGTTATAAAAAAATTGATACAGAATGGGATTGTCCTGTAGATCAGAAAAGTATGATGCATCATATTAACAGGATATTAAGGATGAATGGATGCGTTTCATTATTCTCACAACAACCATATACAACAACGCTAATAAGTCAATCGCATGGGAACCTGCCTTTTAGCTATTCATTGACATGGTTAAAAGATCATTTTGCAAGCCCGCTATCAGCAAAAAAGGCTCCAGTTAACTACACGGAAGATATATGCGTATTTTTCAAGAAATACGACACTTTAAATGGACACCCATTGAGGGATTATGTTAAGAGCATCATGCAATTCACAAAAAGAGATTTAAAAGAGATAAACAGCGATCTCGGTCACAGAAGAGCAGAGCACTTCTTTTACGTTGATTCCACTCAGTTCGGACTATGCACAGAAGAGACATATGATGAAATCATAGAAATGTACAAGGTCGATAAAATGGAGGGTTTCAAGAAATACGAGGAACTGAAAGAAATCGACAGACGATTCTCCAGACGATTCAACTTACCAGAAGGAAAGAAATATAAATCTAATGTGCTCGAATACAAGAAAGATTACACGGGACATCATCCAACACAGAAGCCCGTTGCATTACTAGAAGACCTCATAAAGACTTACACAAATGAAGGCGACACAGTACTAGATTTCACGATGGGAAGCGGTAGCACAGGAGTTGCATGTAAAAAGCTCAAAAGAAACTTTATAGGAATAGAACTGGAAAGCTCTTATTATGAGATTGCAGTGAATCGTATAAATAGTGTATAATACAAACAGGCTTCCAGGCGAACTTACACCCCTTATAAGCAATCTTGGAAAGCTGCCTAATGAAACTCTCTATCGAGGGTTTTTTTAGTCACTCAAATAGCTTTTAGTATTTATGGTATAATATCCACATGGGTAAAGTTTTAGATATAAAAGAAAAGATCAGCCTTGAAGATGACGTTGAAGTTCTTGATGAGCTTAAAAATGTCGTTACAGAAGCTGACGAAGAAACAAAGTATCTTAAAAGACTATCGGAAAGTGAAAGTTTTGAAAATACTGTAGTACGACCATTGAAAAGAAAGATTGATGATCTGTCAAAAATAGACTTGGCAGAGATTGATATTTATGAAATAGGCGTAACAGATGTCAGTGATAAGGTAGCTTATAAGGCTATCTATAATCAGGGCAAAATAGATGGTATCAGAGAATTACTACACTTATTTGGCAAAAATTGAATCTTATTGTGTATCAATACATTTGTACTGATACTATTAAGATTTAATAGTTACACTTATGAGTTTTGGTTCAAACCAAGGAGACAACAGTGATGTTCAAACTCCTGGACAATCAGATCAGATGTATAACCACTTGTTGAGTGCGTATAATGACGATCAGATAGAGAAGTTTATGATCGAACCTGTGAAAGAACAGGGTCGAACTGAAATATTAGAGAGAGTTAATAGTACAATCAGTGATGATAACGCTAAGTTGAAATCATTTGATGACGTACTAAAACTAGTCGATAATGCAAAAAACGTATCAGTCTGGCAAGGCAACATGAAGAAATCCGCTCAAGAGCAGAATATTGCTCTCGATGATAACGGAAATGTTGTTAGTATAAATGGTCAAAATATAGCTACTGTACAAGCAGCAGAGCAAAGCGTTGGGGCAACGCAGACGGAAAGTGATGTCAAAGCCGATCCTTATGACGAATACTTGAACGATAACAAGAAAAAGCAGTTCTTCTCGACATTAGATCCTGAAGTTGCTAAGAAAGTTCAAGAAAACTCAGTAGCATTGGGAGTAGACCCACTAACCTATTACAACGCTCATAAAGAGCAATTGACTGTCGTAAAAGAAGTTGCAGAAAGTAATAATTCTAACGAAGAAACTACACTGCAAGAAGAAGCGACCTCTAATCAGGAAGCGACAGATGACGAACTACCAGACCCAAATTCAGGATGGGGAGTAAATCAGTAGATTGCGGTGTTAGTTACACACCAAGATGGCTAAACTACCACGAGGTCTAATGGATCTTTCACGAAGGAACCAAGACCCATCAAAAGGTGCTGCTTATATCAGCTTTAATCTTTTCTTCGGAGAAGATCATCCGCTACGTAAAGGCGCACACAAACTAAAGTCTTTTAACAACACAATCAGCAATGTCAAGAGTTTTGATACTGTAGACGCTATGCGTGACTGTTTGAAGCATTGGGGAGAAAACTATGACTGTACTAACATTGATGACGTACACAAGTTCATCAAAGGTAAGTCAGTAGGACTACTCGCACGAGACTTTTCAGAACGTAATACAATCATGAACAGTGGACTTGTCGAGGACAAGGTATGGGACATGGGAGTATATACAGAAATATGTTACGACCGAGCGAATGAGCAGGAAGCTATCGAATACATTTGTGGTGAAGTACCAACATGTAACTTCGTAGGCGGTGCTAATCATAACCCAATCGACCACAAGAAGGATCTTACAGCGAAAGCAGACATTTGTTTCGATGAGTTCTGTGATGAAGATGTATCAGACTACCTACAGCTTGGTTACCAGAAAATGCTTGCACTTTGTGACGCTTTTCTTTGCAAGTTTGAGAAGGACTTTTACGCTTTCATGCAAGCTCAGTTGGACGATGGCAGTATTCCAAAGGTTACTGTTTCAGAGCCACTTACTAAGCACATGATCCCTGATTTCCTTGCAGAACTTCACAAGAAGTTGGCGATGATCCCAGGAAGGCGAGCGAGTCGATATCTTGCTTTGGGTAACGCTTGTACAATGAAGTCATTTATCTCTAGTACGATCTATGACGGAAACAGCTCTATCCTTTCAATGAACTACAACATGTCAACAGGTCAGGCAGGTACTGCACTTGGAGGAACATTTGAGTTTATTACCCTTAACCAGATGCCAGACAATGTTATCTGGATTGGTGAGCGAAATGCTGTGAAGATGTTGCGAAATAGCTACATGATGTACACGATGGGGAATGTAAATTGTGGTTTCCAGACTACACATACATTCGGATTCAAGTATGGCTTTAGCCGATCATGTCAGAGCTACTGTAACTTGTTCTGTATCGAGTTCCCTGCTGCTGAAGAGGTATGTGACGTCACTATTGATGGCGAAATGTGTCCAGAGGCAGACGAGAAGCCAACATGCCAAGATGGTAATGTTGTACCAGGAAGCGGAGAAAAGAAAGTTGCGGAGGAGAAATAATCTCCTTACTTACTCACTCTTTCTAGGGTGGGTAGTATAAGGAAAGTATTATGCCAGCAAATCATTCTTACAATCAGTACAACGAGTACAACAGTGCAGATAACTTGCAAGGTTGTACAGATAAATGTACCCAAGACTTCTCTAAGTTTGCCAATCCAGAATGTCCAGAAGGCAACGATGTCCACTTCCTTTACAGGGAAATAAAGATGAACGTACTCAATACGCAAGGTGAAAGCTATAAGTTTGATGCCTTTTTGCGTGATCTACAGTTCTCTATAGGCTTTTTACAGGAAGAAATCATCGCTGAGACTAAGTGTCTTACTGATTTTGTACGTACCACAGTCATTCCAGTGATGGTAGAGGAAGGACAAGACGATGGAGAGATGGGACGTTACAATCAATATCCACTCCCAAAAGATACAGCAGAGATCATACGAGTAGAGTATGACGCAGGATGTTGTTGCTTCAAGGAGATGAAACCTATCAAGCATAACCAGTTTAACCAGAGTAAATGCTGCAAGAGAGGCTCTGAGGCGTACGATATGGCGTTTAACAAGTGTAAAATCTGTTTCAAGTGCAAGGATGTATATCTGAAGGAAAATAACTGCATTATACTGCCATTTAAGGTCACACAGTACGGAGAATTGCGACTAACATATAGGCAAAGTGCAGGATTTATCACCAAAGACACGAAAAACGTTAATTTCCCTTCACGGTGGTACAGAGTTTTGGCATATTTCACAGCGTTACGCTACTTGAATAGGCACGATGGTCAAAAAGGTGGCACACATGCCAGCACAGTAGAAATGTACACGTTACTCTATCAACAGATGATTAAAGCCTACAAGAAAGGCGATGAGAACGAAGTACCTGTCAGATGGCACGATGATCTCCCAATTTATCAGTATAAGTAAAAATATGAGTGATAAATGTTGTAAAAACAGTAAATGTAAAGGATTATGCACATCTTCTCTGGTAAATAGAAAGCCACAAGGATCACTACCAGATAACGATAGACAGAAACCTACTTACATGAAAACTGTACTGACAATCTGCGGTCAACCAATATCATATTTTGATGACTGTGGAGAGCGAGTAATGATACAGGTGCGAACACCAATAAGAAAAATATATTAAGATTATGAGCGATAAAGAAAAAGAATTGTATGAAAAAGAGATAGAATTACTGAAAAAAGAAATTGAAATGTTGAAAGAAGCAAAAACAGTTGTACAGGAAAGAATTATCTATAAAGATGTTGTTCCGTATAATCCATATAACGCATTTCGTCCATACAGCGCTACCTTTAGTGGATCAGATCAATCAATAACATAAATATATGGCAGGAGAATTAGACTACTCAGATGGATGTTGCGGAAGTCTCTGTGGAGATGACAGTTGCAGAGGCAATATGTGTCCAGCAGCAGTAGACGCAGCAATCTTTGATAGATGGGATGTCCAAGAGCATGGAGAAATCCCTAATAACATGTGGCTACTTGGTTTCGTTCCAGGAGATAACTGTGGATATGTCCCTTTCCGTTTCTTTATGGAAGATATGGTCAATAAATTTACTGACTGGTGCTTTGGTGATGTAAAAATCAATGCAATTACTTCTAGTGACGCTCCATGCTGTAATAAGTGTTGGGCTTTGATGGACGGACGAAAAATCAATTACTACAACAAATCAGGTGATCTCGTAGAGTGCTATACAATGTGCGATATGCGAGGTCAAGTTCCAGTTATGGCGGATCCTACAGACTACTATGGTCATGGACTTACAAGCGTTGGCATGTGTACAGGTGAGGCAAAGCATACGATGCAATGTGAAGAAAGCAGGGTTTGTGACATTACAGATCAGTTTGATTTGAGCTTTAAAGTACCTACAAAGGCTATATGGGTTCCACGAGGCGATGAACAGTTAGATCCTAATGAAGATCCAATACTAGAAGTTCCTGACGGATATGACTATCACTTTATTCTTGATATTGATGGCGGATGTGTTTCAGATACAGCAGTAGAGGGTACAGATTATGTCCAGTACACTACAGCAGAAACGCCAGACGGATGTTTCAGTGTTGAGCAGGATCTTATCAAAGGTGCAGAGGCCGATACACAGCCTACAAACAACATGCAGCCATCAAAGGCAGTTAGTTATTACATGTATATCTGTAAGCCTGGGCTATGTGCTTCAATAGATGAAGGGTCAAAGCCAGCAAAGCCAGCATGTTATGACGATTATGGAGTCCGAGAAGAAGCAGAGAATAACGATTATCCATGGTGGGTACCACAACCTTAAACTTACAATATGGCGAGCGTCACCAAACAATTAGTCAGAAGGTCACACGCTGATCGTGGTATTACAAAAAGTAGAATTATAGAAGATTATTGCCCTTGGGTATTTGCAAATATTGTTGAAGAACAAGGATTTGCTAGTTGCCCTTATGCGATGGTTGAAGAAACAAAAGGTAATGCACCAAACGAGCCAGCATATATCGTTGTGACAGGTACAGAGGTATCCTATGCTTTTTCAAAGATCACAGGTAAGATATGGGTACGAAAAAGAGATGGAACATGGGATCTCTGCTTTACCAATCCAGCATGTGAAGATGGCGGTGGTCATACTGGCGCACATGTCTTTAGAAACAGAATTTACTTTATTGGTTGCTGTCAGCTAGGTTTCTTCGAGTGGCAGAATGGAAACAAGAAGGTTTTTAAGAGGATGGAAGTTACACAGCAAGAAGAACACCCAATGGCTGCTGCTGCTGGTTTCTTATACTTTGGTCATGGTCAATATCTCGGTAGAGTTGACGAGGGATATAATGTATCTTTAAATCAGCATGAAACGAGAGACGATCATACGATTAGCGCAATTATCCCATTCGGTGATGAAGTAAGCTATGGTACAGCAAGAAATGGACGAGGTACGCACATGTATCTTCGATCTCACAACTCTAACCTTATATACGCTATTGATGGTGATGACTGTGGTCGTATAAATCAGGTAACAGGTGGCCCTGACTTCTTTCGTAAGCAATTACCACGAATACGAACATATATAAATAGTTCGTACAATCAAACAACGCATGACTACTTGCCTACTTTTGGATATGATGGAAGGCTTATGACAATCATTAAGCAGGATGAGTCAGACGAGTTAGTTCTGTTTCAGAGGGCTGAGAGCGCACGAGGCGAGAAGGTAAAGCTAGAATCACTAGCAAGCCCATACACGCCTAATTTAAGGGCTACATGGAGTACATATAGTGTTTCATTTGACACGCCATACTACTTTGATTCATCTGGAGAGCTACTACTAGCTTCATTTAGCGATGGTAAAGGCAATGCGTGGGTAGAGAGACTTGATAAGAGTAAGTTTACACAGGGATTCATTGAGTTCCCTGCGATTGAGTTTAATTTACCCATTCAAGGCATGTCTCCACGAAACATACAGCTTTACTACTGGCTTACACGCTCACGAAACGACTTTGACTGTTTTACCAATGTAAACAATACAGGGTGGAACAAATACGACAATAAAGATGGTTTTGGTGAGAATAGAGATAGTTCTACAGGATTTCACAGAAAAGATGGACTGAGTATCTATGAAGTCGAAGGAGATCTGATCTGTCCTGACGAATGTACGCCTACTCATGTGCAAACCAGAATCACGCTAAACCCATCAACAGGCGGTAAGCTCATTACAGAAACCAGAAACGGAAAGCATGAAAATTCCATAGATGAAAAGAGGCTACTAGGCATTGATACCCCAGTTATGCGGTCATTCATACAATACACAACATAATGGCTAATGATTTAGAATCACAGGTAGATCACAAGAGCGTCCTACATGGTCAGGACGGCGTTTTGCATACTCATAGGGGTAAACCGACCATAGACCAGTCAAGACAGCTCTCAGACAGCGAGAAGAAGCTACAGAGGGAGCATGACGCTTATGGAGATCAGATATTCAAGCCTGATCCAGAATTGCAGAAGCGTGTCGGTATGCTTCATGGAAAATACAGGAAAATAAACATAGAAAGGGATTTTGGCGTAGGAAGAGTAAATCGAGATGGTAAACCCTTCTTTTGGGTACGTCATGAGCGACCACAAGACATCAACAATACAGGCGATTGGGTTTTTTCTATATGTGATGAAAATGGCGTGGAAATAATGACAATCTCAAATAATGGTATAATACTAGAATGTAATGGATTCCGTTATGATCTTTGTAATGTGTTGGAAGAACTAAGGCTTGCAGGATCAATAACACCACTCCCATAAATATATGTTTGAACAAGCACTAGGATTAGATAAGAGTTTTAACTTCGATGCTTCTGCACAGCGACCTGTTCAGAATTTTGATGTTTTCGCAGCTACAAAAAACTTCAATAACATTGCACAGAACAACGACTTGAGAAATACAGCAGAGGCTACACGACTTGCAGCAAATGAAATAGCTGCTTTTGATAGGAACTCACAAGAGAAAACCCAGTTTATTACAGGAAATAATAACTTTTCTATAAATCAGATCGCAGGATTTGAGAGAGAACTTAGTGATGTACTGCGAGCAGATAGGGAATTACTGATAGGACAAGCGAATAGAGCTATAGATGTTGTAAGTGATAGAGAAAAGAAAGATGCAACAGACTTACTGCGTGAGCAAACACTAGCTGATACTGACGCAGCGACTCTGGTAAATGCAAAGGGGTTGGCTGTAGAGGCAGGTGTTAGTGATCTTTCTGGTAGCATTGATGATATTCTTGGGAGGACTGCCGAGAGAAACCTTGAAATTTCAAACAAAAAACTTGAAATAACAGACGGAACAAATATTGGAAGTGCAGAGGATCTCATAAATAGCCTAGATGGTGATGTGACTGATGGACAAAAGCCAACATCAATCGGAAGTTTCACTGATGAGGATGGTGCTGAAATATCAAACGAAGAAAACCCTAACAATCAGATACAGGCTACATTATTGCAAGAAGATCCTGTTGATCTTTACCTGAAGTCTATTAAGGCATTGAGAGACGCAAAAGACTTAGCTTTACCAGGAGAGGATTACGACCAACTTATAGCAGATATCAATAACGCTGCGGAGGCTGCTGGAAGACCAAGGCTCACAGATGAAGAGGAGTATGATATAAATTTTGGATAAAACTATGGCATCAGATAAACAATTACAAATAGCAAATGATTTCACATCAATAGCTTTACAGAAAGGCTATGATAAGAATAAGTATAAAGCTGGTTTGTATAAACTCAATCTACAACCGAGTGAGGTAAATGCTTATGTTGAAAGTAATTTTACTGATTCCAGTAATGTTTATGGTGAAATAAATGGAATTGAAATTACAGATGCAAATGTTGATAAGATGGAAAAGTTCTTTGAATTACAGAACAGATACGGAGGTGGAACTGGAGAGGTTGACCCATTAGCAGGTTTAAGCCCAGATAAGCAATTTGAGGTTCGAGAAGAAAGGAAGCTAAAAGAAGATGATAGGCTCTCTACAGTCGACTTACTCACTGGTGATATAGAGAAAGTCAAATTATTACAAGATGATATTACTAACAATAGAGGGTTCAAGGCAGCAGTCGGAGCAGGTTTTGGGAAGTCAGTGAGATCAATATTGCCATTCGGAGGAGGAGCAACAGATTTTGTATCAGGAACTGAAGCCGCTGATTTTAATGCTAAAAGAACTCAAATTGTATCAACTTTGATCGTAAACGCTCGTGAAAAACTAGCTGGACAAGGTACTATTACTGATGCGGAGCAGAAAGCATTGGCAGATGCAGAGACTATACTTGCAGATCCAAAAATATCAGAGGAGGCATTTATAGCTGAGGTGCAAAGAGTAAAGGATGCATTAGAAAGCGGACTTGCTAAAGTGCAAGGTTTGAGCGGCTCTGTGCAAGATTCATCTACAGGGGACGAGCCAATCACAGACAGAAAGCTACAATTAGCACTCACAAACCCAAACAACCCTAAAGCTAGGGCTTATATCGAGTCACAAGGCTATGATCCTGAAACTGGTAAAAAAAAAGTAGATAATGCAGAATCTGGCTTTAATATAGGACTTTCTGAGACACAATCACAGGGATTAGGAGAAAACACACCAGAAAATGGTGCTATCGTTGGAGGTTTGCCAATTCCAGGTTTTGGTCAAGACTTCTCAAGGACAGAGGGTGAAGATACACTCTTTTCAAGGGTATCAGAGGCATACACAAAAAGACGAGGTAGCATTGCAGAGTCATTTCAGAGACTAGATTCAGGCGAACAATTAAGAGGTGATACGGGTACACAAGTAACAGGTGATGTGCTTGGTTTTATATTCGATCTAGGAGAGGCAGCAGTAGCAGAAACAGCAGACCTTGCAACATCTGATAAAGAATTTGCAGAACTTGGGGAAGAAATAAAGAAGAATCCTGCTGTGGCTGCTGGATTACAGGCTGCTAGTCGTGGAATAGAGACTTATAGTACATGGAAAAATAGTAGCACTGACAACAAGGTAAATGCAGAGAACTTTGAGGCTTTAGCAAATATAGGTGGTGGTATCATATCAGTCTTAACTGGTGGTGCAGCAAGAACAGCTTTTAAGGCAGCAACCCAAACAATTCAAGAGGGTGTGGATAGCGGTATAAGAAGCGCAACAAAAAATGCTGATGAAGTTGTAACATTGCCAAAAACAGGAGATGAAATAGTTGATGTTATTACAGATAAAAGAGAGACAGGCTCAAGCGATAGCAGTCTTGGTTTCAATGATAGAGAAAACAATTCCAGGTTTAGTGATGTAAAGCCAAACAGCACCTTATTGAATACAGACAGTGCAAAAGATCAAATCGAAAGAGAGATAGAAGAGTTAGTACTTGAGGGAATTGAAAAGGATAAGCCTGGGGCGGTTGGTAGGATAACTGCTGGTATGAATCTCCTTACAGAATCAAGAGCTGCTGATGGAATCAGACAAAGAATACTTGGAGACCCTAAAATAGATCGATCCATAAAAGAACGTATCAAGAATAAGCCTGACGCTTATAACTTCTATGTATCAGCAGCAATCAATAGAAATAATAGCGATACAATGAGAGCAGCACCTCAAGTAGCTGCTGACAAGTATATCGCTACTGTTGACATGGCTCAGGATATTCTAAATGACATAGGATCAGAAATTGGTAAATTTAGAAAAGAATATGGAGGAACTACAGTTGATAAGAATAAACTTGCTTCTGTTATCAATGGACTAAATAGCAAATTAGAGTCACAAGGTGTTAGAGTGAGTAAAGATCAAGATGGCAAAATCAAAGTTGAAGATATTGATGGAAGAAGGGGTGTATATAGCGACTCCGAGAGAAAAATGATTGGTGAGTTTTTTGATGATATTGAGTTTGCAACTACTACAGGTACACTAGAATCATTAGTTGATGTAATATCTAGAGTTGGTAGTAAAGCCGATTTTGGTAAAAGTTCTCAGGAGGTATCTGGAAATATTGATGGCATTGCAAAAAGTATCAGAGCCGATCTTGCAAAAGTAAATCGTGAAAGTATACCAAAAGATCAGGCTAAATTATTGGATGACTATTCTAACGCTGCGGACGAAATTGCGATTTTGAATAAGTCGAGAAATAATCCTAATTTCTTAATGAATAGACTGTACAGTGACAGAAATGGTCAAGCACTGACAAACGCAGAGTCATTAAAAAACCTTACAGGTTACGATATACAAGATGATGCTACCTTCGCATGGCTTGCTACAAAGATGTTTGGCAATGATAGTCAGAAATCGCTTTTTGAGCAGGGTATAAAGAATAGCACTATGGATGCAGCATTTTCTATGGGCATCGGTGATCCGACTGGAGGGCTACTAGGTAAGGTTGTTTCTAGTTTAGCTAATAAGGTGCTAAACTCGGACTTGCGTTATGAAAAAGCCATTGAAAAACTTGTCTTTGGCAAAGATTCTGAGAGAAAAAGTAGAATAAAGGGTGCTTTTGGTCAGCTAAAAAACGCAGCAACATCTAAAACAACAAAAGGCAGCGCAGACTTCGTACAATTCGGCAAAGACGCTAAAGGCGGATTCGACAGTCTCGTAACAAAGTCAGCAGGTGTAACACAAAAGAAAGTAAAGCAATTCGCAGAGGAACTATCATCAGATGATATCCAATCTATTAGAAGATACCTTACTGGAGATAATAAAGACGCTAACCAGAGCTTTAAAGACTTCAACAAGGTAGAAGAAATCATTACAAAGTTCAATATCAAGAAAAACCCATCTGACAAAGAGAAACGAGATGTCTTAGAGCAGATTGTTGATGGACGTGAGGGATTGATTAGAAATGATTTAGAGAAATCT